GTTGAGGGTTAGATGTTCCCGCCGTAAAAGTGCCTGGTAAAGTTCCAATAAAACGCTTATTTGAAATAAAAGGCATGAGCACCGTGGCTCCAGAATTGACATCACTATTATACAATGCAATACCATTTGCAGTTGATTTGTAACCCGTTTCTAACATAGATGAGCGACTCTTACCTGCGGATGAATTGTTATTCGAACTCGGCGTAGTCAGAATTTCATACGCATCTGGGCTAAAACCGCCATCTTTATCACGGATAAATGACATCTTGATATGATCTGCAGTGTTGGACGCATTAACTGCCCAATACATAGATCCTCGTCTGCCCGCAAAGCAGGGTGATATCCAAGAAACATAAGAATTCGTAATATAATTCACTCGATTCCCAAATGAGTCGGCATGAATATGCGATGGATCAGCCTCACCATTGAAAGAATCAGGATAAATAAAAAACCGCGATATATAATCAAAATAACCTTTAACGGCGAAGGAACGAACGTAACAATGACGATGCATAAGTTGACGCAACGAAATGGCCGACTCTCCACCGTACACTAGGTTCAACATCGGCTCCTCAGTATCAGTTGTACCCATCTCGTCACACCTTGGTACCAAATCCGCTTGCAAATACCACTCTGTCGACACAGGAGGGGCTCGAGGTCCCATCAATTTGAAATCATCGCCTGCTCTCACAAAAACAGATACAGAAACAGGAGCATTTGCCACCGGAGACGTCATCTCGTTTGATACACTGATGGTCAAGAAACCATTATGACCAGCAATACCAGATAATCCAATACCACCATCAGCAAAAGGTACACTTGTTAAACCTTGGACAGGTATCAAGTTAGGACGAAAAGCTTCCGGTTGCACATAAGGCACACATACTTCAATGTCAAGTGATTCACCGATATCGTAAATACGTGTAATATTCGTAGTTACATCACCAACAGTACCGGCTCCAGCATAGACATTTGGTTCAAACTGAATCTTAATGCGACCCCTATGATAAGGTGTTGCAACAATCCGGAACCTATAAATGATCGTTCCTGTCCAGTACTCGTACAAAGTACACAAATGCGATAATGGGGTAGAATAGAGCAAATCTCCAGATCTTCGCTCCATCAATGCCGGCACAACAGCTGTCGCCCACAATACGTCATCGGGCGCATCAGATGTCCGCCAATCAAATGATGTCAAATATGATTCATGCGACAAAAACGATTCCAGAGACAATTCATCAGTACCATCCAAACCCACTGTGCGTGAATCTAAAGTCAACTCATTCTTGGGATCGAGCGTCAATTTCGGAGTTGGAGCGCCTATTTCCGAAGACGCGAACCCGCCAAACGCCATAGGCTTCATAGGTTTTACGTCCTCTATCACGGGAATATTCGTATAGCCGAACCAGGCAG